GTCTACAGCACCTTCAGTAGTCCGATAGGTTGTATCGAAATGACCGAATAAACAAGACTGTTCAATGTCCCATTTGTGCTCAATTAATTTGTCTTTCCAGATACGCGCCCATTCGTTTTTCTCATAACGAAGTTCGGTAGCCCGGTCAGTGTTATCCATAGCCATTGCAGTCTTCCAGATTTGAGTCTGGCCTTGTGCGGTACTAAATGGTTGGTCAGCCCATGTTTCAGGATATCCAGTACCCTTATCATAGACAGTCCCAACAACGTAGGAACGTTTTGGCTCTAGATCATTCTGAATTACAGCATCGTATGTCTGTGCTACTGGAGCAGTTTCTGATGCCCACATAAGGTCTTGGGCAGTGTCAACGCCCTTAATAACTTCTGTTCTCAGAATGGCGTGTGTCTCAACTGAAGTCAAGTCAACGCTTATAACCTTCACCAGAACATATCCAGTTGGGACTGTAAACGCAGAATCTTCATCTGCAGCACGATAGTTAAATTTTAAAACCTGTCCAGGCAGGAAGAATTTTGGTTGTGTTCCAGCAGCACCTACAGAAAAAGCCCCATTGGACTGTCCGTAGATATTCTGAATATTACCAGCACTCTTGTAGTCTGTACCCATTTTAAAGTAATAGGTTTTCCCATCGGAAAGATATGTTGCATCAACAGTGGCATCGCCAGTGTCTGCAACAGATGCATTTACTCCGTGGGCAGTAGAATAAGCATAACGCTTATGCCATGAACCTCTACGTTCAGTAAACTTGAACTGAGGATCGTTAGTAGGCTTTTTAGCGACCTTGCTTAGAAATCTGAAGAAGGGGTCTTGGGAAATCATTAGCTCTGACACTCTATCACCGAAGTTATATTTTCGGCGTAGAACACCAGTGTCTAACGCTGTTCCAAGACGCACATCTGCAGCACCAGCAGCATTGTCAACCGTTGCGCCAATTGCAATCATGTCACTCATAAGGTTTTAGTCTCCAAGTGATAGCAGGTCTTCTACTCCGCCTCCCGCACCGGCGAGTGCATCGAATACTGTATCTTCAGGAGATTTAACCCTGTCATCAGCTCCAGATGCCCTACTAGCGAGAGAAGTGGGAAGACCACTTGTTGTATCTCGTTTGGCAAGACTTTCATCCCTTGCCTGCGTAGCGATTTCCTTTTCGCGCGTTTCCCTGTTTTTAAGGTACAGAATGTCTTCCCAAGAAAGGTCGTGCTCATCTGCATACTTTTTCAAGTCTGCGACTTCATCACCTTCGAGCTTGTTCCGACTTGTAAACTCACTAAATTCTTGATTCCTTGCGTTCTCCATCTGAGAAACCTGTTGTACTCTAGAAAGATTCTTTTGTACAATTTTCTCGATGGTTGCGCTGAGTACTTTTCCTGAATCAGAGGTTGGTTCTTTGAAAGCAGCCTCTCCATCAAAAATAAAGTCCTCGGGAATTTCAAGGTCTGCACGTTGCTGCGCGGAAGGTTCGACTCCTCCTTCTAAATAGCCACGTACTACATTAATGAGATTTGGGTCTTGTCTCATGCGGTCTAGAAGAGGCGCATAAGGCTCAAGTTGATCGTTCCTCTCTTTGAGGCGTTTAGCCTCAGTACTGGAATCAGCGTATCTTTTTTCAAAGTCTACCTCTGAATTCCTGTGGGGAACTACTTGATCGGACTTAACTGTACTTGCACCAGGGTCAGCGCTATGCTGAGTTGCCGGTTGTGTAACCGTTGGGTCTGATATGATACCATTGACTTCAGCGTCAAGGTTGCCAAAGAAGTCGTCAACTGCGGAATCTATTCCCGCACCTACGTTACCACCTTTGCCATCTTCCATGCTACTAAAGTCCAAATCTGTTGTTAGTCTATCGTTCATAATTTTCCTTTCTTAAAATACAATTACTTTTTGGACTGTGCAACATCTTTATTCGCGTCCTTCACAGCCCTGCTTATATCCTTCTTCATACCTTCCAATGCAATATTACCTTTTGCACGAAGATTTGATTGCTCTGCTTGAGTTTTCAATGTTTCCTTCTCAATTGTAGTTTCCTGCGACCTTACGGCAGCATCAATATCGCCCTTGGCCTTATCAATCTCATGGCGTATGCCAGACTGTATAATCTGTCTTGAGAGTGTCTCATTGTCACCCTGAAGCTGTTTGATCTCTTCTTCCATCTGCTCAAGCTGTTGTCTTGCCTGTGCAAGTTGGCTCTGGCGATTAATGATGGCAGACTTGTCACGAATGTCTGTTTCTTTGAGCATCGCAATATCATCGATGAGACCAGCCTGGAACCACCTGAAATACTCTTCAAGTAATGCCCATCGGTTAACTGGCATCGTAGACCCTGCGACAACACGAACATCCATCTTGGCAGACTGGTAATCATTATACTTCTGGATTGAACTTGTCTTGTCATTCCAGATTGGGATATTGATTTCAGCCTCTTTCACATCATTCATACCGTTTTCAGGTTGTACAATACGAAAGACCTTGGCTGCAGTATAGTGAGCTCTGGCCATTTCCATATGTACCTTACCAAGCTGTTCAAGAGCCGGTTCAATGGTAGAATTCATCCACGCCTTAATACGTCTTGTGCCATACTCATCATTAGCAAGCTGGCCACGATATGTATCAGGTTGTGAGTTCGCTACCCCCATCATTGACGAATGGATACCAGAGATATACTCAATATCAGACTTGCCTTCTTGCGTAATAGAATAGAAAGCATTGTTCAACGGTAATGGCTGAACTGGTGTTGGAGGGTCAAATCCCTGACGGTACTTAAGTAATGCTCCCGGAGATGAGGAATACTCTTCCCACTCTTTTTCAGGGATGGAACCTTCTGTATACAGCCATCTAAGGTTAGATGAGAGATTAGCATTATGAATCATAATCTGATGTGCTTTGTTAATCTCTTGTTGTTTGCCAATAAGAGGAGTAACGGCAGACATCGGAAAGGGTGTACCAGTATATGTATATGGAATAGGTACAATATTATATGTAGAAATATTATAGGTATACTCACCAAGCCAGATGTCTCGTCCGACAGATTGGCTCATATGGAGTCTATTTTCCCAGTATGCAGAGTAATTAACAATTAAACTTCTAAACTCTGGGTTTTTTAACAGTTCATTAAATTGAACCATTTCCATAACAGTCTCTCTTGTCTGAGACATGACATCATAGATTTGAGATGTAACTACCTGTCTGCGTTCTTCAAGCGCTACTTCCATCTGATCTTTTATTCGTTTAATCTCCAGTTCTGCCCTTTCGGGTAGCATCTCTCCAGAGTCCACAGCCTGCTTGAATTGCAGTTCCTGCTCCTTAAATGAGACACTTAATTCTTCCTGGAAGTCTTTTAATGCCTCTTCAGCGCGACTCTTTAGCTCATTCTGTTCTTCTGGAGTTAGCGGAACACGGCTTAGTACATTAACAAACTGTGTTGGTACAAGATAATATCTCTCAAAATACTCAAGGATTTGGTCTTCTTCACCATCAAGTTTATAGGCCAGAGTAACATCACCGGGCAGAATCTGTTCTGCGGCAGCAAAATCACGTTCTGTATAGTTGTCATTCTCATGCTCATTACCAGATGCCTTCATAATCTTTTGCTTGAATTGAGGCAATAGTCTGGCAAGCTGTGAGCGTGGATAGTTCTTCTTTACTATAATATAGCCAGCATCACGGAAAAGAATGTCAGTCGATTGCGGGTCTACGAAGACATCAAATGGTTCAAGCCTCTTGAACACAACCTCACCCTTCCCCCTGTCCATATCTTTGTCAATATCAACCATAAAGTATCCAACCCCCTTGGTAAGAGAGTCAAGTACAACAGATGGATATAATGATGTCCCGTTAGATATATACCAACAATAGTCGGCAATATCACCGTGGATGGCTGCAATATCTGAATCGTCACCAGTAACACCTACAGCCTTCCAGCGCGGGTTGTTGGCTGTAACGAAATATTTCATAATTTCAATAACCGGCGTAATGCGGTTGATAATAAAGCTGGGCATACCAGCGTTCTCTAACTCTGTGATTTGAGCTGCGGAGAGCTGGTTGTTTAAGTAGAACTCAAAACTGCGTTGTTCAAGTGCTCGCCACTTCCTGCGGTATACGCCATTGGCGCGGTCAAATAGTTCGTGAACTTCTGCAGCTTTTTGTGCTTGTGTCTTACTAGGCATTACTTATCTTCCTTCTCTGCTATCAAATCTGCACCCACAAGTGGCAATGCACCAGATAATTTTGTCATAAGGTCAGCTATTTTTTCTTCTTCGATAACACCCTTTAACTGTCTATAACTATGGGTCTTTCTTATCTCTGGTGGTATCTCGTTTATAGTGAATCCCTCTGGAATATCATCAAATGACTTCCACCCCATTTTGTATCTTAAAGACTGAATCCTAGCTTTGACTTCATGTGGGCGGGCAAGGTACTGTATGTTCTTCCTGTATCTCATATACTTACCAGGCGTATACTGTTTATGCTTCTTGATATAATCTTTAGTGCGTGGTCTATAAACACTCTCAATTAAATCTATGTCAACAGATTTGTGCCTCATTGCGCCTCTTGAAATATGGTCTGCCTCATGGACTGCGCTTGACATGATTTTTTCTTTCCCAGCTTTTGTAGAGGGATGTGGAAACTTTGGCTTGTTTATTTCGATTTTCTGTGTTAGTGATGCTTTAAGATTGTCCCTCATAGCCCCCTGATTGTTATCTCCTAACGTCCAAGCTCTTGCAAGCGTCCCACTTTCGGGCTGGTTTATAATTCCTTTTTCAGCGATAACCTTCATATCAAATTCATAGTTATGTTTATTAACTGCTTGCCTAGCAGCCACTAAATCATATTTATTCTCAGCCTTGGCCCAGAACTCAAAACTCTCTTTTTGTGCGGCTGTTAATGGGATATTAGACTTCATTGCTTTCTGAATGTCTGTCGGTACGTCAGCTATAGCTCTTTCCATCGCTTTTGGATGAGCCATCCATGTGCGTTGCCACCTCATAGCATCTTCTGTTAATCCGATAATGGCCTTGTCACCACTTATAAAATCACTTATTTTCATCCCAGCTTTTGGAGCATATACAGAACCAACAAGAGCAGCAGTATCTAAAACCTTAGTGACTCTTTCTTGCTGAGTATCTCCACCAAGATTAGGCGGTTTAACTAATTGGTCTTTGATTGGTTGGCCTGGGACAAGCATGTCTGGCAACCCAAGTAGTCCAACAGCAGTCTCGTGAGCAAATCTCAAGAATCCAGTTGCACCTTTATCCTGGTTGTCATAGTAAAATTCATCTACAGCAGTTTGACCCTTGGTACGCCTGTCTGCTCTAATGTTGCCAACTTCATTCTCCCCAAGTTTAGGCGGGTCAATTAAGGGGCCATTCAGATTAACAGAGGTATTATCTGATACCATAAGGTCGAAAACTTCGTTGTCTTTTTTAGTAGCCATAATCACTTCATACTATTAATTATTTTATCTTCAGCAGATAAACTGTATTCTCGAACGTTCTTCCCCAGCATCGCATCTACTAAGTTGTCACTTAAATAGTATCTGTCATAAAGCCCGATAGGAATACCTACAGCATCCATTAGCTTAGCCTGCGCTTTAGCACTCTTATTCCTTTTGTCAAAATGTTCTACATCTTCTTTTGACAAAGGCTTCCCGCCTAGATGAGTGTGTGTGTGTGTGGGTGCATATTTATCAGCATAAGCCTCCGCATCCTCAAAGTCCCAAACATCGGTTACGCTAAAATAGTATCTTTTCATTTCCGGGTCATAACCAATAGATTCCGTAAAGTTTGCCATATCAATTTTGGAATAAACATCAATAGGTATTCTCGTTGGATTTTTCTCATCTCCAGGGTCACTCTTGATAGCATGTTCGGTAGGATTGTATGTCCCATTATTAACGGCATCCACTAGAACTTTAAATCTAGCAGAGAAATCATTATTCTCAGCCTGGTCTTCACTATGGAGAAGGCTATACCTGTCAACTTCAACCGTAGTGTAGTCTCTTCCACTTCTCCAACCACCAGCAGGGTCAGGCTTTGTCCAACTTGATGGTTTGTCTGCAGATTCTTTTAAAGTGTTTCTGTCAAGCCCAAGATATATTCTCAATATATTAGGGCCAGACTCGCCCTTCAGTCCACCAGTATATGTACCAGTTTCTATTCCATCGTGTACTTTATTGTCAAATGCATTTTTTAGGCCAGGGGTCATAGACCCGCCAGAACCAAGCGAGGCATACTTATATGCTTCCTCTCTGGCGAATTTCAATACTGGCCCATCTGGAGCAACCACCTTAAGTGACTTTAAAACCGATACGGCTGCATCAGTAGCGAAGCCGTCTTCAAACATAATGGCTTCTGCATGTTTCATTCCAAGCTTTTTATAATCAGTCATTATGCTCCCTGCCAATGTTTAGCCCTGCGCTGTGCAGGCTTCTCAAATTCAAAGGCACCGTCATCCCCAACCTCTTTTTTAATGAAGTCAGGTGGGTATGCATACCTACATGCGTAGTAAAAAGCTTCTATGGTATCGTCATGTGCCATTCTCGGCCCAAAGGTAACGGTTTCATTTATTAAATCAAACATGTTTTCCCGATAATAGACCGTCCCACCCGAAAATCTTCCGGCAAGGCCACTTAAAATGCGATTTCTCTTCTCGCGGCCTCCCGGTTTCTCTGGTATAACGCTAATTTCAAACTTATTCATGAGTCTTCGACGTTCATTTAGGGATTGAAAGACACTTCGGTTCATAGCGACATCTTCTACAACTGAAGACATGGCATGATACTTCTCATGCATATCCATGATATAATCGACTACGCCTGTCTTCCCGAGAACTTCCCCATCACTATCTCGTTGTGCAACAGTAGGAATAGCTCTATGGCGCTCATACTCGAGCACATAAGAGTTGTTGTCTGCATCAATTGCGACAGCCATAACAACAGTGAAATCCGACTCTCTGGTATCAATATCAGTAGCAGGGTCACAACCAATAAATACATTAACAGGATAATCAACTCCACCCATATTAAGAAAGCCTTGACCAGCCTTCTCTTCCCAATGGTAATAACCTTCCCAAAATTTGATGTGGTCTCTTGTCCATATAGAGTTGTCTTTGGACTGAACTTCAATCTCATATTCCTGGTAGTAGCCAGCAACGCCCTTCTTCGAGTGAATATATCTTTGTTTCTCAGCTTCAAGCGCCTCTCTTGGCATCCATGAGTTCCAGAGAACCCCGCCTGGCATATGCGGTTGTGTTGCGCCATACGCAATGACCCTCCACGGGAACTCTTCTATCTCCTCTGGAGTCCCCTGCCTGACTTGAGCCCATCTGTCAAGAATATCCTGCGCCATAGCATCATAATGCACTGGTGTTTCCACCAGAAACAAACGGTTGCCAGTATAGTGAGAATCAATGGCGGGCATAATACCATCCATAATATTGTTCACGATAGATTCTCGAGCAGAGTGTGTTTTGGTATTCTCTTCGTTCTCAGCGTCATCAATGAAGACACATGAATAACGCACAGCGCCCTGTTCTATGGTAGCGAGTGTATCACCACGCATAGAAGAAAGGTTACTGGACGAAATGAGCCTGTCACCCCACGCAGTTACCAAGTTCTCTTGGTTCCATGTATCGCCCTTGAGCGCTAGAGAACCATCTATCATCTTCTTCCCGAAGTAATACACCATTTCTTGGTTCTGTTGCAAGTTCAACTTGACATATGCAACATTGTTCTTTGATTTCTTTTGATTCGACGACACCCACCCAAAGAACTCGAACCGTTCCTCCTCAGCAAAACCCCATTCATAGGCTTTCTTGGCAAAGCAAAGGTCTTTTAGTATTTTAGCCTTCACTAGCGTCGTTTTTGCATGGCCACGCGCAAGAATAATAGCACATGGTTTATTCGACGGCGAGTTGAGTTCTTTGGCAATCTCATGATGGAAATTAGGAGTCTCCGACTTCAAGAAGTCACCAGGGAGAAAAAGCTTTCCAAAGTCAATGAGGTTATCGTAGGCTCTCAAAAGGGCAATTTCAGCCTGAGAGACATTGTGGGTGTTTATATTCGCCATTAGTCTACGAGTTTGTAAGTCTTTTCAAATATATCTGGCTTGCATGGATATAGCTCACCGGCCACACCCTGTATAATGTAATCACCATAGCTGGCAGTTATTGGGCCTTCAAGTGTATAGATAACCATCTCTACAGTCTGAAAACCAAAGTTTTTAAAGGTGACTTCACCACGTTCAATTGCATCAGCCAACCACTTTGGGTCTTCCTCTTGTCGGCTATCCGCCTTCCACTGTATTGCCTCTATAACGATAGGCAGTTTCATATATTTCATTCTTCTTCCTTTTCTTTTGGGACGCGAGTTCCTTGAAAATACTCTTTCTTTTTTTCCTCGTCATCCAGTTTAAGGGTTCTTAAGCCCTCTGCATAAATCTCTGATTCACAATCATCACATATACCTGCCTTATTGACTGTAGGCTTGTCGCACTCGTGGCAATGAAAAGGGATTGGGCTCATTTTCCGCCTCGCATCTGCTGCTTTAGCTTGCTAGAGAATTTTGCAAGCCTTTTAGCGTTTCGTTCATATTCAAATCCCCAGGTACTAACATCTTCTGCGAATTTATCCAATTCAGATAATGCTTTTCTCGTCCATTCTGGGTCATCAGTAAGATTCACGACCTTGCCATTTCTTGTAAGTGACTGTTGCGGTTTGTGTACCTTTTTTAGAAAGCCTTTATCCAAACCTTCAGTAAAGACTCTAGCCTCTTCATTCCACGTGTTTGTAGAAGAAGAACCTATGTGCCACCTACCAATCTTCTCTACCTCAAGTTTTTTAAGATAGCTTTTGGGAACCTCATATTCTAACATCCATCCCTGTTGAGCACGGATGCCAACATCACCTTCTATATTTAAATGTCCGGCAGAACTATACTTATCTGCAATTTTTTTGTCTGTAGTAACCCAAAGCGCATTTTTGTCAACATCAGAAATCGAACTACTACCCTTTTCAAAGCCGACTCCATAATCACCACCACCTACATGCTTTCCACTTTTTACCATGCTGCCCTTGTGCCATTTATCAACACCCCGATAGAATGTAATAGTCTCTTCCCCGGCTTCTTTAGCAGCCTTGAGAGCTCTTCTCCCTGCCACCATTTGACCGGCAATTGGAATCATGGCAGCAGCAGAAATAGCAGCTTCACCAAACTCTCCTTCCATAGCATACAACATCGCATCAGCCATGTCAGCAATATTACCAATACCTGGGGCAAACCCAGCAGCCATTAATGCGGTATGTATGTCCTTTGTTTCATACCCCTTTGATTCTTCTGCAAATAAATCAACATTTGTCTTATCCGCCTCTGCGATCATAAACTCAAATGCTTTATTATCTTTTTTATCTGGCATTATTCACCTCTAGCCAATGCTGAATTTACTTGATTGTCATAACTCAGTCGTTTCATTCTCTCTACCTCTGTCTTTGCCTTCCCAAGTTTAGGAATGATATAAGAGTCTGGTCTACGGTTATCCCACATCAATCCAGCTAATGGCTTGCCATAAGGGATTTCAACTTCATGTACTATTTCATCCCCAACAAACCATATAAATTTCATCATTATCATGCATCACCTGCTTGGTTGTAATCAACAAAGATCACTCTATTGCCGTTTTCTTTCACGACCATATCTCCGACCACAGACATAATATCCATAAGCTTCGCTGAGTGGGAAACCTCATATTTATCTCCAGTAGTCTTAAACGCAATAAAGTAGTCATTACTCTTCTTTAGCTTCTTCCACACTATCCGTTTTGCTCGGTAATTCCTCCACCACAACTTCAGCTTCTCCACCATCTTCTTCTATCCTATCCAGATGTTTCTGTTCAAAGCCACCAAAAGAAACGGCAGCCACTCCACCACTAAGGAGTTTAGGTTGATTACCAACAGTTCCTATAGCCTTGCCAAGTTCCATCAAAGCACGAAAGGCGGTAGCATTATCAATGTGCTTGTCCTCAAATAGCTCCTTCAAGCCCTTTAAGATGAACTTATGGTTTATACCCATGTCATCAGCCAAGTCAGTAATTGATTTATTTATCTCTGTCACAACTCTCTCCTGCTTCATTAATAGAAAGCCTTTTTCCCTGGCCTTCAATCCTGTATACTGATACGCGTCTTTATAGCTCGCCTCCAAGCCCATCCCGGCAGCGATGTTGAAGCAAAAAGCACGTTCAGCCTTTGTCAAATTCTTTCGGTTCTTTATAACAACCTGAAAGTGGGGAGTCTTACCACTAAATGTATAACGATTGGGGTGAAGGGCGAAGTTGGTGTCCATCTTCTGGTTAGGATGACAGACGAATGTCCCAACTACAGTTCTCACCCAACCACTGGCCCATGTATAATTCGGACGGTCATTGTGATGGTTTAGCTCACCACGCCTAAGAATCTGGACAATTCCGCCATCGTCAGCCCTTACCCAATCCCTTTCTTTAGCTGACCGCCAATCTGCAGCGAGTGGCGGGGGCTTACTTTCAAAAAACTCTACGAACTCTTTATCGTTCTCGAAAACGTAGTGAGGTATACCCTTTATCTTTTGTGAATTCATTACTCACTTGGTGCTATTTCTTTATATGTCTTGCCTCCAAGGAACTCATATATCTTCTCTGCATCCCACAACAAGGGGAATACAGCCTTGCCATTCTCTTTCATTCCTGCAAGAACAAGAGCACAATCAAGAGCTTTGTTCCTATTCTTCTGCTCCTGATACGTTTTCTCATATACATCCCAACCATTATCTTCCCTGGTCTCTTCATCTAAAAGCTCACCAGCCTCCAGTACCTCTTCCTCATTCATTAGTCCATCCTCTTGATATGTTCTTTCCAACGCATCACAAATGCACGTTGAAGATTATGCTCTGTCCGTGGAACACGGATATATGGTTGAGAAGCAATCATCCAATCACATATAAAGGATACAGCCTCTTCATGATTCCTAAACAACCCGGGATTAACATCAATGAGAAAAACCTCATCATCATCCTCTCTAGTGGGCTCTGACGGCTGAACATGCTCTACCTTAGAAAAATCCTGATCTTGGACAAATATCTCTTTAGCCTCTTGTGACTCTGTACGCTGTGGCTGTTCAGGTGGACGAGGAACCAAATTAGCAGGTTCACCATAGTCAGGATCAGGTATGGCATCCACATCGATAGCTGTAGGCTCTGGTAACACCATAACCTCTTCAGTCATACCCACATCAGCAATAATATCAGGCTTATCCAAAATAGTCTCATCAGGATGGCCAGGTACATCCAGAGATGCCTCTGCCCTGAACTCCTGAATCTGAGGCTGTAATGAACGAGCTAAAGCGGTAACAGACGCAACACCCACCCCTTTAATCGCCAGCAACTGATTATTATTGAGCCCCATATAGTCTGCCATAGTAGCCACACCTCCAGCTTCCAACGCCTTGACCGTATTCCCATTCAACCCCCCAATGTCTTTAAGCTTCATATCTTTCATTCTTCCTAACCTTTCTCTTATTCTCTTTTAACAACATTTTAATCAAATTATACACATCCTCATGCACAGAATAACACTTAACGCCAATAGTAACATACGTACTGTTCTTCTCGGTGGTAGGTATCAATTTAAGTTTACCTTTTCTCATGCTACATGTTACAAACGTAATATATACAAACCAAAAGAAAAATTCAAAATTGCGGCGAGATAATAATAGATAATAATGTATATATATAATAAGAAGAGTTAGTTTATTTCTTTTAATGTCGGCGACATACGATAAACTTTTTTTGGGGGCTATGCAAGAACTATTTTGAAATTTTTTGGGATAATCGACCAAGGCGTTGCTAACAGGTTGATAGCGAGGCGTTAACGAATCTGGGAAAAATAGGTCTGAGACAAGACACACATATATACTCACCCCTACCCACCCCAAGTTGGTTTTTAATTAACGGAAAGGGAGTTGAGAATGTTAATTAATTGTGGTAAAGGTACAGATGGCAAGGCCATCATCGCCAATGTAGTGGAATGCTCACTGACACCAGCGTTTGATGACCAGCATGAATGTCTGACTTCCAAAGGTGGTACGATGTATCGCTCTTTGGCTAACCTGCGTGCTAGTGAGGTGCAGAAGAAGACTGACATGGTTCCTGTTGAACAGGCTATCGGTATCGTAGAAGAGTAAGATGTTGGGCCTTCGGGCCCACATCCAGCCGTTGTCTATACGGCGTAAGTAATAGGTTCGCTGCCACCTATACATAAGAGCAGCAAAGTATTGTGAAAGTGTAGATAGCATCACGTATCCACTACGGGGAACGTCCATCGAGGCTGAACAGTGGTCTACACAAGTATTGATAGCATAAGGAGCCAATAGGCTAATAAATACGTAGTAGCCTTATGTATCATAGACAATCGGTAAGGCGAACTTGAGTGAGCTAGAATGGTTGTCATAAGGGGGTAGAGGTGTACTATGGATGAAAATCTGATGCATCTCTCCCCTATCATTAATGCGTCACATCTATAATAAAGAACAGGGGCTAATACAATAAGGGGTAATAACATGAGTAGAAGTATCAAGTCATTTATGTCAGTCCAAGAGTTAAAGGACTACTATGCTAAACAAGACCATAAGGATACCGGCAAGACTCATCCTGGTGGCCCTATCATTACCTGTCCCAAGGTTAATGGGGACGTACAATACGCTACATATACATCTGCAGGGATACTTTGTCCTTGTGGCAAGCACTTCTAAAGGGGATAACATGGATAAGATAGCATTCTTAAACAGTACACTTGAGACAACCTATACTGCTACTGTAATATACTGGTTGCCCTTAGAGGGTGTAAGTGACGCTGAAGATGTACATGCCAGCACAAAGGCTGAATTAGACATCAAGGTTCAACAGTTAATTGATGAACTTGGTGGCAAGTGTAGAGTTGAATACCATTAAGGGAGATATAACATGAAAGCTATACTTGTTAACGGGTTCACGCTTGTTGATGTTGATAATGTCGTCATGCAATTTGATGATACATCACATGCTAAAGAATGGTGTGATAAGCGTCCTGGGTATGATTATGACATTATACCTTATGATGAGTCTCTTGAACTTGATTATGTCGAACCAAGAGAGCGTAGTGTTCATTGGCGTGACTCAATATAATAAGAGTTAACACCATAAAGTAGAGATAACGGAGGAATCATGACTAACGAATCGGTAGAGTTGAAGGCGCATAAAAGAATATGGCTACAGCAAGAGGGCGAGACTACTTGGTGTCAGGATAAAAT